ATAAAGACTAGCTTCTCTTACGTTGAAGTCTAGCCTAAGCAGTTTCCATGGCCTGATGAGGTATCGAAACCCAAATAGGGGTCGCCATGTGGTATAATGTATTTATTTGGAGGATGCTGCTTGTCATCCTAGTTCTGCTCGTTAGTTTTGCATCCCTCTTGTTCATGTGGGGAGGCCTTGGAATATTGCTGGCTTTGCCAGCCCTTTTTGTTGGGTTTTGTGGCCCAGTTGGTTGTGCCTTGATCATGATTCTAGGCCCTCTATCTGGTTATATTTTTGTTTCTATATTTCGAGACAGCCTTGCACGTGAAGTGGCAATCATCGACTCCGTGGGTGAGGAGGCCGCCCTCTGGGTCTCCTCGGACGTCAGTACTATTTCGTCTCACCCACTAAAGCTTGTGATGAGAGAAGTCATCTGGTTGGGCCATGACGAGTCAGGAGTCTGGCTCCAAGCATGGGCTCATACTTTGAAGCTTCCTGTTGAGTTGCAGGACATGGTCGGGCGAGGTGCCGCTCAATTTGGCTCTATTTTGTGGTCGAGGCTTGTGGTTTGGCTGCATGCTGGCATGACAGAATGGCCATCGGCCATCTTCTCCTGCTTTGCCATTTGGCGCATTGCCAGGCAGGCAAAGGAGTTGGGGATTTGGTGGTACACGAAGTTTTGGTGGCGTCTTATGGTGGCCTTCATTTTCCTCTACCACCTCCCCCCGGACGTGATGGTTCCTTTGCTGGCCAGAGCCTGTTATTGGGTTTTGCGGGAAGTTGTGGCCATAACTCGTCAACGAAAGGAAGCCTGGGAATGGTTACAGACGTTCTATGTCGCCATTCTTGTCAAGTTCATCGCATGGGCCGAGTCTGTCAATAGTGAGTTCGAAAAGCATCACTCCCTGGCCATTGCCAGGGGTTCTTCCCGGCTCACTCAGCACTTCAAATCAATGGTGATGACAGCTTCCATTGTGATTTCTGACTTGGCTCTGCCTTCTTACGTGAGGACAAAAGGGCCCCTCAGGCCTGACCGAGAGACTCTAGAAGCCTCGTTGTCACTGATGAAGGACCTTGGCTGGCCAATAAATGTGGAGGTTACAGATCCTGACTTGTCCTCTGCCCAGTCGTTCAGGGAGTGGTTGCTTTGCGGGTCAGACTTCAAACAAGGAATTCACAACCTCAAGATGCAGATCGATGAAGATCTTGAGTCTTTGCGTATTGCTGGTATCCGATATAGGAGGTCCGAAGAATATGCTTCTGTTGAGAACGAATTGGAGGCTACCTCGCGATACTTCCGTTCCCCAAAGTACGATTACCCTGACCTAGACCTGGATGATGTCTGGTTTGTTTTGGGGGACATCTTCAGGCATTCCCGGTTGACGTCCTTCAATTACATCATTCGAATGTGGGAGAAGAAGTACGCATTGGGTGCCTTCATGAGGGACCCATTTAGGTTGCGCAGCAAGTACAAGCGCTCCAAATTTATCCATGACTTGGGGGGCTATGGCCCTTTTAAAGCACTCTGGGCTCGGACCTTCTGGGCTGCAGCCCAGATTTTGCCAGTTTCTGCTGTGTCGGTTAAAGGTGAGGCGTTGCCTGAAAGGAAGTGGGCCAATAATATGGTGCGTTCCATTATTGGTTCACCCATCACTCAGTACATTTTGTCCACCATTTGGAATTATGGCCCCAATCATAAGTTTTCATGGGTTTCAACACCCATCAAGATCGGTATGCCTCTCAATGGTTATTGGATGTCCACTATTTGGCAGCGTCATTCTCGCTGCCAGATTCATGTGGAGGGTGATTTCACTGCTTTTGACAGCACCATTAGTGGGAAAGTGGTTGATGTCATTAAAGCTATTCGGAAGCACGGTTTTGAGCACCACAAGGACAGGGACCGGATTGCGGACTTGATTGACATCAACTATGAGCAAGTTGTGCACCAGCTACTGAATACCACTTCCACTGGGAATGTGTACAAGAAGGGGACCGGCTTGACAACCGGCCATTCATCCACCAGCATGGATAATTCTGTAGGTTTGGTGGTACTCTACCTGATGGCTTGGAAGGATCTGACTGGTTTGTCATCCCGAGAGTTCATGTATTACAATGAGCTCTCATGTTTTGGTGATGACCATGTGCTGTCAATTTTGGCTGCCAAGCCAGCCGTGTGGACACCGAAAAATATTCGGTCCACCATGGCAAAGTGGGGCCTCACTAATAACTTGGAAGTGAAACAGTCACTCAATGAGGTGTCTTTTCTTTCCAAGTGGGGGAGGCGAGCAACACCTGCTGAGAGGGCAGAGCTCAAGAAATTTGGGCTTGAAGTCCCTTTCGTCGTGTGGCATGATAAGAAGAAACTGGTCGGCAAGTTGACTGCACCAGTCAAGAATGTCTCAGCCACATACAAGGCCAAGCGCTTGCTAAGTTACCTTACGTTGACTGCTCATCATCCAGACCTGTATGATGGCATATGTAAGGTCTTGGTGAAATCACCCGCTATCATGACTCATATTCGTCACAACAAGTGGCGCATTCCGTCTTATCAGACTGTCATGCGCAACTGGTACAATCCATCCCCTCCGCCCAATCAAGCTGATAAATTGGTTCTGGAAGACCAAGCAGAGTTTGAAAATGTTGGGCAGTTGGTGGAATATGGAGAGGTGAGTGCTCTTGACGCTTTTGTTGGGGCTTTGTCAATGGCTCCTGACTTGCTGTCTCCCCTCCTGTTTAATTATGGGTACATGCGGGCCTTGCAGACTTTCCTCAGGTCCCGGTTGGCTTGGATACCGGACCTGCTCTGTCTCAACAACCCCATTTTAAGTGCAGGCATGTTGGAAAACGTGTGTTCAAGGACACCTTACCGGTTCCTTGAAACCTCCCTCTTCGTTCCAGGACTTAGCGGTGTTAACGAGAGCACCTTGCTTTTGCGGCATTGGCTCTTTTGTTGGTATTGCTCAAAGAGGCCTAAGCAACGGTTTGGTGCTTGGACGAACATGATTGTTGCCAAGTTTTCTAACTTACAGTTTTTGCTAAATGGCAAAGTCATGCTCGAGTCCCGTCAAAATGAACTTGGGCTTGACTTGCTGCTTTTCTGTGCTTTGTTGAGCTTACTGAGTGTCCCAGATTGGGTGTCGCCTCTAGGAAAGGTGACTTTGCCTGATGTGCAACTCATCTTAGACTCTGTCATTCATTTCTTGACTGTGCTTGTCTGGCAAGGTGTCCCTCCCAATTTTAGGGAAACTACACCCACCCTTCGAACGTTCAATAGGTCGGGTGGGCCCATCGGTGTTCAAGCACCGACAGGAACCGGTAAATCAACAGGGTTTGTCCAGCATCTTGCAATGGTTGCAGGGCACAGATTCCGCAAAATAGTGGTTGTTGAACCTCGCAGCATTTTGGTTCATGGGCTTGTGCAGTTCATGTCTGACAATTATGGGCTGGACGTGTCTGGTGCCACCTCTGGCCTAAAGTTAGACACATCTAAAAGGGTTTTGTATGTGACCCCACAGGCGCTCATGGGCCACCTTGAACTTTTGAACCCTGAGAACTTGATTGTTCTTGATGAAGCTCATTTGAGTGAAGCCTTTTATGATGCTCTCCGGGTCATCATTCGTAAGGCCAAGCTCCCATCATTGTGGGTTTCTGCCACACTCCCAGAACACTTGAGGACTCAATGCCAACTGGTGTTAGACATACCCATTGCCAATCTCTGGACAGTGGGTGAACAGATTGTCAATTTCAATGTGCATGGGACTTCGGCTGTGCTGGCACACTACCAGGATTATTGCCTAAATGTTGCCAACACGCTGACCCCATCTCAAAAGGGCTTGTTCTTTGTTCCAACAGTGAAAATGGCAGAGTTTCTGGCTGAACACTGCAAGCACAGCAGCTTTGCCTTGCATTCCCATTCAAAGTTAAATGCCCGTTGGGAATCAAGAGCAATCTTCGCCACACCTGTGGCAGATGTTGGACTCACCATTCCCGATGTCACTCTTGTTGTGACACCAAACTTTACCACTCTAAGTGGCAACAATCTCGTTGCCTTGGACCGTCACACCCGGGCCCAACGGAAAGGTAGAACTGGCAGAACGTCAAACGGAACATTCCGTTTGATTACGTATGATGGCCCTTTTGAGGATCTAGGTGTCAAATCTGCATCATCACCCGACAGCATACGTGAGTTATTGCTTTCAGGCATGCCAGTGGCTTTGGCCAGTGTGCTTGGACAGGAGAATGTCATTCGTGCCTTTGGTGTTGAGCCCCCTGACGAAGGTGGTGAAATTGAAAGTGTCCTTAACGACCTGGAGGTTTTCCTAGCCAACATGCGCCCAGTTCTCTTGGGTGCACAGGCTGCACGTGAAACAGGCGACCCTGCTTTTGGCCCACCCCAGATCTTGCACCCTACTGGGACGGGCATTAGCAGTTCTTACCCCCAGCCTGAGTCTGGGATCGATGAAAAGATCCTTGAGATGGCAGCAAACCTCTTGTCTGCTAAAGCGGGGCACGGGTCTGAAATTAATGACAATTTGCTTAGGCAATTGGACATCATGGCCGGCCCTGTGATCAGAGTTGGCAATCTTGTGAGGGCATTGTTAGCTGGTGAAAGAACCGACACACTGAACCCCAAGAATGCCATTCCGACAGGTAGTCTAGAAGATGTGTATGCACTTAAAGGCATATATGACATTCTAGTGCACCTTGACGAATAAAACGTTTTCCCCTGACGAGATATCGAAACTGGCCACCAGTCGGGAAATAAGTCATGTCAACCCATTCAGAAACTGAATCATCGGCAACGGAAACGATTGCCCGGCAAATTGAACACATAAAGTCTAAGCCAGTGTCCCTTGGTGGTGCTGGTGGTTATTTCGTCACTAAGTCTAAGTTGGACCACATCGAGCAGCGATTGCTTTCTGCGCTCGAACAGTCCGCTGAGACATCCGATAGTCCCTCACGCCTCATTGAGCTACAAGAAGAGCTCAATGAAATCCGGGAGTCTTCAAGAAAGGCCCAGGCTGACCTTGAACGAACTCAGGCGACCCTCAAGGAGCGTACAGCCACTTTTGCCAAGGTCACTAGGGACCGGGATACACAGCAGGCTCTTGCCAAAAGTCGGCTTGAAGAGGTTGAGCGGACCCATGCTCAGTACCGAGAGGCACTAGTTGAAGCCAAACGAGAACGTGAGGAGGGCCGAGCCCTTTTAGCGCAAGCGTCAAAGGGCTTTGACCCTGATAGGGCCATAGAACTCCAAAAGAGTGTTGACTCTTCCACTGCCAGAATTAAGGACCTGCAACGGGACCTTGAGTTGATCAATGCCGATAAGAAGGCACTCAACGCGAGCTACCAGGAAGCCAATGCTCAACTGGCTGCCCTGTCTAGTGAACGGACAGTGTTGCAAAATCGGATCAATGAACTGTTGACTACCAAAAATATGGCCTCGTCTGATGTGGTGCCAGAAATCACAATTGCCCGGCCTGAGCTGAATTCAAAAATCCTTCAGAAGATGATTGGAGAACGCGGCATCAACTGGCTTCACAAAGCGGAGCAACAAATGGTGGACGACTACCGTAATCGCATTTACAATTTGCGGTTGGCCACCAAATATGCGAATTCCCCGAATGTGAAGTCCATTTCTGACCTCTTACAGATAGTGTTAAATTGGTGTAAGAACAAGACATGGAAAGCCCGCAAAATCATTGCCGGTTGGGTCGATATGATAGAGGCCCACATCAGGGCGGGCGCAGTCCGCTCAGTCAGATTTTATCATGATGAGCTTCGTAAGATCACGGATGAATTTGACGAGCAGAGAGCCCACCATAATGTGGAGCCTGGGCAAAAGTTGCGTTGGTGGGAAGACGCTTACTTTTATGCCAGGGTTTTCTACGGAAGGGCCAAACGTTCAACCAGAAAGACAACATCTTGGTTTTCCCGCACCCTTAAAAAGGTTGGCGGGTTTTTCTCCAGGTTGTTTGGCTTTCGGGAAAGTATCAGGCTAGAGCCTGAAGATTTTGACGCAGATGAGCTCCTCAAGAAGGAGGGCCCTAGTGCGTGGGAGAAGGGTAAGATGAAGGCTGGAACTGTTCCACCTCCCCCTCCTCCACCTGGCCCTCCCAGAAAAGTCAATGCCATGGCCCAAAGGCTGGCAGGACTAATGGGGGGCCAAAAGTAAGGATGCATCAGCATTTCTTGCTCTTCTAGACCTTAAGTTCAGATAGGC